GCAGAATAATGGACCAGATGACTGAAGAAGAGGAACAGGCTCTATACGAATCTGAACTTCGGGCGCTCATGGAAATGTATCCAGAAGACTATGAGTATGAAGATGACTCTACTTCCATGCTGGATCTTATCAAGCAGGCTGCAAAGTTAGGCGGTGCTATTGGATTGCTTGGCCTAGAGAAGGTCGGCATCGACACAGGCCCAATCGTACAAGAGTACAAAGAGAACTTTGCGCTGGGCGGATTGGCAGAGGCCCGTAAGGGCATCACCACACAGGAAGGCGAAGAAATGGCTAAAAAGAAGTTCCAGCTAGACCAGAAGAAAGCTGACTTGGATGGTAACGGTAATCTGTCCAAATACGAAGAAACCCGTGGCGAAGCAGTACAACAGGCTATGGCAGACGACCCAGAGCAAGATGAAAAGGGTATGAACTGCGGCGGCATGATGGAGCCTATGGGCTACGACGAAGTTTCAGGTAACCCAATCCCTATCGGGTCTACTGCAGATAACGTGCGTGACGACATCGAAATTATGATCAGCGAAGGTGAATACGTTCTGCCTGCGGATGTCGTTAAGTGGCACGGACTAAAACACATCATGGACATGCAAGATGAAGCCAAAATGGGGCTGATGGGCATGGCTATGGATGGCCTCATTCAATACGTGGACGAAGAGCCTATTGAAGGTGAGGCAGAGGAAATCGAGGCAGAAGAATGCGCCGACTGCGAAGGCGAAGGATGCGAAAGCTGCCAAGGTGAAGTTAGTGAGGACGAAGACGTTCCATCAGAGGACGTTGATGTTGAGTACCCAGCCGTAGAGGTTGAGGATGAATTGGACGACGAAGGGGCAGTGGAGGAGTACCCTGAAGAGTCTGAATTGCCAGGAATGATGAAGAAACAGAAATACGCATTCATCATTTCTTGATGGGCCACCTTCACTTTTGTGAAGCCCCCTAGGAGAAAATAATGGCTAAATATAAACGAGCAGAAAGCCTAGAAGACGAACTAAGCTACAGCCAAGAAATGGCACAACAACAGCCTAAAGCAGAACCAGAAGCAGAAAGTCCTGCAGAGGCTACATACCAGAAACGGTATGGTGATCTACGCCGCCACACCCAAAGCCAACTTGCAGAAAAAGATCGCCAGCTTGCAGAGATTAAAGCACAGCTAGAGACTGCTGCGAAAGGCCAGATCAAATTCCCTAAGACGGATGAAGAGATCGAACAGTGGTCACAGAAATATCCTGATGTAGCAAAGATCGTTGATACTATCGCCCGTAAACGTGCAAACGAAGCACTAGAAGAGGGCGAGAAGCGTATGCAAGGATTGCGGCAGCTTGAAACAAAGATCACCCGCAAAGAAGCAGAAGTGCAGCTAATGCGCTTACACCCTGACTTTAACAAGATCCGTGCATCAAAAGACTTCCATGAGTGGGTTGCTCTACAGCCAACATATATTCAGGATGCTCTATACAGGAACAATTCGGATGCTAAGGCTGCGGCCCGTGCTATCGACTTGTACAAAGCTGACAAAAAGAAAAAGCCAGCTAACCAGAAATCTGCAGCACAATCTGTAGGTCGTACTACTTCCAGCGCCCCTAGTGCAGGCGGCAAAGGAACATGGCGTGAAAGCCAAGTAAGCAGCATGTCGGACGCAGAATACGAGAAGAACGAAGATGCTATTCTCGAAGCTATGCGTACAGGTAAGTTTGTGTACGACGTTACAGGTGCAGCACGATAAGTGGCAGACTATCACACTTTGTTATTGACGTATGTGAAAACAACTGTATGATAGGGCTGTCCCTGCCAAGGGGCAGGTATAAGGAATAACTATTGCTTTATACCTGCTACCATGTTATAATGATCCTATGATGGAAACCTATCCATATAGGTCATTTCAATCATAGCCGTTGGCCCTTCCGCTTGGAAGCCACCCAACATGCTATTCCCCAAAAACAGAAGACAATGACGAATAGTCCACCAGTATGGCTTGGCCTGCATTTGCACTACCCAAGCATCAATACTGCCACTTTGTAGTCCCTTCTGATCTGACTGTTCCGTTTAGGAACTATGCCATTTCAAAGGAGAAACTATCATGGCATTCGCAAAAGCATCAGGTTATACAAACCTTAACTCAGGCAACTTCTCGCCAGTAATCTACTCCAAAAAAACGCAGTTGGCGTTTCGTAAGAGTTCTGTCGTAGAAGATGTCACAAACACTGACTACTCAGGTGAAATCGCAAACTTCGGTGACTCTGTTAAGATCATCAAAGAACCAGATATCACAATCAACTCTTATGCTCGTGGTACAACACTTGATACACAAGATTTGACCGACGCTGACTTCACAATGGTCGTCAACCAAGCGAACTATTTCCAGTTTGCAATCGACGACATCGAAGAAGCACACTCACACGTAAACTTTATGGATCTGGCGACAGACCGTGCAGGCTATAGACTACGTGATGAGTTTGACCGTGAAGTTCTAGGCTACATGGCTGGATGGAACTGGGACGGTTCTGCGTGGTCACGTCGTACAGCATTGGACACAGGCTCAACTAAGTCTGATTCAGGTGCAGACAACGACGAATTACTTCCTGCAAATAAGCTGGATATCAGCGACTTTGGCGGCAGTGATCTTGGTGTTGAAGCAGAAGTAACATCTATCCCACTAGCAGCAGATGGTGGTGCAGGTGGTATCACTTCACCTCTAGCAATCTTGAACCGTATTGCACGTCAAATGGATCAGGCAAACGTTGATACAGATGGGCGTTGGATCGTAGTTGATCCTGTCTTTGCAGAAGTGCTTATGGACAGCTCGTCAAAACTAATCAACGCTGATTTCGGCGGTGGTGACGAACTACGCAACGGACGTATGCCAGGAACTATCCGTGGCTTCCGTGTGTACAAGTCTAACAACCTTCCATTTGTTGGCGCACAAGGTGCAGGCACAACAGCATCAGCGGGTTCAGAAACAGGCTTTGGTGTCCTAGTAGCAGGTCACGATTCAGCGGTAGCGACTGCAGAGCAGATCGCAAAAACTGAGTCTTTCCGCTCACCAGACACATTTGCAGATATCGTTCGTGGTATGCAGCTTTACGGTAGAAAAACTCTACGCAGTGAAGCGCTATTCACGGCGAACTACAACTTGGCCTAATCGCCAACGGGGGCAGGGCAACTTGCCCCCTCACTCTCTTTTAGGGTTATACGATGCCATCCACGTTTATATCTCTCTGTAACCAGACTTTGCGTCGTCTTAACGAGGTTGAACTTGCTGAAGACGATTTCGCAAATGCTCGTGGTGTGCAAGCCCTTGTGAAGGATGCAGTTAAAGCATCTATTGCTCGTGTTAATCAGGCTGAATTTGAATGGCCTTTTAACTCTGCACAGCACAACGTTACCTTAGTACAAGGTCAGTCAGAATATACATGGCCCGACTACTTCAAGGTAGCTGATATGAATACCTTCCAGATCGTTGCAGATGACGCTCTGAACGTAGGCTATAGAACATTAAAAGTCTTAGACCGTGATGAATGGTATAGTAAGTACCGTGACGACGACTTTAACGCAGGTACAGCAGGCAAAGGCGTTCCTGAATATGTTTTCGACACCCACGGGAACGGCTACGGTGTTTCACCTTCCCCAGACAAAGCCTACCGCATTACATTCCGTTATTATCTAAACTACAGCGACCTTACTGCATATGACGATGTAACCCGTATCCCTACATCTTTCGATACGGTGATAGTAGATGGTGCGCTTTACCATATGTACATGTTCAAAGATAACCTCGAAAGCGCACAGGCTGCTTTCATGTCTTTCCAACAAGGTCTGAAAGATCTGCAAACTCTTTACATCAACAACTACGATTACATCCGTGATACCAGAGTGAGGTTCTAATGCCTGATCGCATAGAAAACCTCAAGATTGTCTGTGCAGGTGGCCTAAACTCTAACGAGAACCACCTAGACCTATCAGATAATGATCCTGGGGTTGCAACACGACTTGTTAACTTTGAACCGTCTTTATATGGCGGTTATCGTCGTATTAATGGCTATCAGCCATACAAGGAAGATTATGCTGAAGTAACAAATGTTACTAATGCAGCTACTGGCCCTGTATTAGGACTAGCTATTTATAAGAATGATTACTTAGGTACTACCCGTGTTATTGCTTGTAGAGAATTAGACGACAGCAGTTCCACATACGGGTTTTATCAGTATATCCCTTTGAACGGTTGGGAACTTATTTCTGGCGCACCTACTCCTGACATGACAGATGGTGTTGTAGACGTAACTAAAGTTCGCAGCGCACAGTTTAACTTTGGTGATGGTAACCATATCATCTTTGTGGACGGCGTTAACAAGCCACAGATTTATGATGGTCAGAACTGGTATGAGTTAGATCCTACAGCTTCAGGCGGTAGTTCCTTCCCAGGCGGTGATCAGCTAATTGACCAGCCTTCCGTTGTAGAGGTGTTTGAGCGTCACATATTTCTATCAGGCGATCATCAGGACGAAGCCCTAGTAGTACACTCTGCCCCTAATGATCCGTTTACTTGGACTGTAGCAGCGGGTGCAGGTCAGCTTACCGTTGGTACTGACGTTGTTCAGATTAAACCCTTTCGTGATCAGCTATTTGTCTTCGGGCCTAACGCTATCAAAAAGGTAACAGCCGATGTAGCCGATGGCACATTTGTAACAGAAAACGTTACATCGAATGTTGGCTGTATTGCACGAGATAGTGTTGTGGAGATCGGCGGTGACCTAATGTTCTTGGCACCAGATGGTCTACGTCCTGTTGCAGGTACAAGCCGTATTGGTGACGTTGAACTAGGCACAATCTCTAAGGCTATCCAAGGTGCCTTGGTGGACATTATTGAAAACTTTGACATGTCCACGGTCAACGCCGTTGTTGTCCGTCGTAAGTCACAGGTACGGTTCTTTGTAGGCGATGATACGGATGCTTTTGCTGCAGACAGTGTAGGCATCATAGGCGGTCTAACAGAATCTTCAGGCTCTATTGAGTGGGAATTTGGTACACTACTAGGGATGAGGGCGTCTTGCTGTACATCTGGTTATGTAGGCACTGAAGAGTTTGTACTACATGGCGATTATGACGGTAAGGTATATCGACAAGAGCAAGGCAATAGCTTCAACGGCGGTGACATTGTTTCTGTATACGCTACGCCATACCTAGACTTTGGCGATGCGGGTATTCGCAAAACCATCCGACAGATTAATACTTTTATTCGTGCAGAAGG